AAAAATCTTAAATTAATATTAATATAAAAAAGGAGAGTTAAATGGACGATAAAACTAAAAAAGCACTTTGGATATCTGAGGACTTGCATAAAGAGATCAAGATATTTGCAATACAAAACAACATGACTATTGAATCTGCTTCGCAGATGGTTTTAAAACTAGGCATGTGTTCATATAAGGATAGTAATGGGTCAAAATAGTAAAGCAGTAGCTAAGAGAAGAGAAGAATTAAAAGCTGAAAGGCTAGATAAGAAGATTGCTTATTACTATTTTCAAAAGGGAGCTGGCAGTCACTATAGAGAAATACAATACCAAAGTGGAAGGGTTGTAAGGACTGATTTTAATGCTTGACTGGATTCTATATTTAGTTGGTGGTTTTGTTGGTCTAATGGCAATAGCAACAATAGTCAGCGTAGTAGCTGCAATTTACATACTTAATAAGCTAGATTAATGGTAAACAGTAGAAACAAAGGAGCAGCATTTGAGAGGGTTATATGTAACAAACTTAACGCTGTCCTTGAATCTAAAGGTATTGATACTAGGGTTAAAAGAAACCTTGACCAGTATCAAACAAAAGGCATGGCTGATATATATTTTGATAAGTTCGCTATTGAATGTAAAAGATATAAGGCTGGTGCTAAGAAATCAATGTATAAGAATGAATGGTGGAAACAAGCAGTTGAGAGTGCTGGTGATAACTTAATTCCTATACTAATTTATAAATATGACAGGAAGCAGATCATGTGTGTGATTCCCTTGTTCTTGGTTACATCAGTTGATGCACCTAACTGGGAATGCACTTACCTTTGCCCACTGTCAGAAATATGTGAGAGATTAGATGAAGTCTTACAAAAAGCAGATGGATTTAAATAGTTATTTGCTCCAAGAGGACTTTGAAGAGTTTTGTAGGAAATCCTATGAAAGAATCAGCATTGCATGCGAAGTATTTGGCATAGTCAATGATGAGGATTATTACAGTTTTAAGGAAAGGTGTTATACCCAACTTGAAGCTGATTACTTAAACAGTATTGATAAAACAATACATTAATGGAGAAAAATATGGTAGACATATTAGGTGGAATGAGTAGTTCCAATGAGAGTCAGCAAGTTTATCTTGCTTTCAAAACTTCCCATCAGCAGTTCTTTGCTAATGGTGAAACACCAGTAGATTTTCAATATCTACAGCTTGACCCTGCAACATTCAAATCAGGATGGGGTAGATATACTAAAGCTGATGGATTTGAATATGCTTGGGATGATAAATTTGGTGTGGTTAATCCCAAACCAGCAGATGATTACAAAAGAGCCTTCAGTGCTTGGGTAATGCCACAAGGAGCACAACATGCTTATCTATGGCAAAGATTTACTGTTGCTGAATCAAGGGCATTTAATACCATCTTAGGTGGCTTTTGGAATCAAATGGATGCAAGTGCAGACAGCTTACCAGTTGTAAAGTATGAAGGCTCTAAGCCAGTACAGGTGGGTATGGGTACTTCTTCTGAGTTATCATTTAGCTTTGCTAAGTTTGCACCAAGAGCTGATGGATTTGTAATACCTCAATGGTATATAGACCAAGAAGCACCAGTAGAGGACACATTTAAAAGTCCCAATGATGGTCTTGCAGAAAAAGTGCAAGAGATGGTTGATAAGAATGAATTATCTGATGACGATATACCATTCTGATGCAGTCAGTAGATTGGCAAAGAATAGCTCCTGATGTTGCAAAGCAACTGTTAGGAGAACCTAGTAGTACCTCATCTAAGGAATTTAGATGGGGGACTCATGGGTCACTAACTTTAAATTTAGAGTCAGGCACTTGGTATAGTTTTGAGAATGATACTGGTGGTGGCATCATAGATTTAATTAAACACATGAATCAAGATGTGAATACAGTTTTAAAACAGTTTGGTTACGATCTAGCATTACAATCTAATGACTCCTTAATCACTGTTGATAGTTCCCCTACTATCAAAAAGAAGAGTAATGCTAGGTCATTCACTAGAGAACAGATGATTGACCTTTACAAGAACGCTATAGTGAAGGTCAAGTATTCTGATAAGTTTATGGTTCTCAGGTTTCCTGAAGGACATTACATCAAGCAGAAATATGCACCCTTTAGCTTAAACCAAAATGGTTCATGGTCTATGAAGCGACCTGAAGGCTTGTTACCTATTTATTACACTGACAAGGCTAAGGACAAGCCTATCATTATAAATGAGGGTGAGAAGGCTCTAAGAGGTTGTGAAGCTCTTTATAGTGGAGATAGTTGTACTTGGCATGGTGGAGTTAATAGCTGGGAAAAGGCAGATTGGAGTCCAATATTTGGTAGGGATGTTTGGTTATGGCCTGATAATGATGAAGCAGGATTAAAGTGTGCTAATGAAATTGCATCTATGCTCAGGAAGAATGGTTGTAAAGTTAAGGTAGCTCAACCACCAGCAGAGTTTAAAGAAAAGGATGATTTGTATGATGCATTTGTGAGAGGGGATTTTAAGGAGTCTAAAGATTTAGAAGATTATATAAACAGTTGTGTAGAGAAGAAGCCAAAAGGTATGGTTACTTTTACTAGAGCTGATGAGGTATTAAAACAGGTAGATAATCCTGATTGGTTAATTAAAGATGTAGTAGAAAAAGAATCATTAATGTGTATCTTTGGTAAGCCTAAGAGTGGTAAGTCGTTTATTGCTATAGCTATGGCTGCTGCTATTGCTAAGGGTGAGAGCTTTTATGGTAATGAATCATTCTCTAAACCAGTTATGTATGTATGTGGTGAGGGTCAAAGAGGTGTTAAAAGAAGATTAGCAGCTTGGCAACAAGGTATGTTTGATCTTACTGGCGTACCTTTATATCTATCAGATAGAGCTGTCAGGGTTAATGATGCTGATGACTTTAAAATGTTAGAAGAAGAGATAGAAGCTCTTACACAACAGGTTGGTGAGATAGGCATGATTGTTATTGATACATTCCAACGTAACTTTGTAGGTAACGAGAATAGTGCAGAAGATGTTGGTAACTTTATTAATAAATTAGATGGACTTATATCACATTATAAGTGTTGTGTATGTTTGGTTCATCATACTGGTCATGGAAACTCAGATAGGGGTAGGGGTTCAAGTGTCATGGGTGCTTCTTTAGATTATGAATTTAAGGTTGATAGAGAAGATAAAGCTATAGGCGATACTTTAGAAGAGCAAATGTTTGTGACCTTTGAGCAGACTTTAAACAAAGATGGTCAGGGAATGTCTGAGAAGTCTTTTGTATTTAAAGAAGTAGAGATTATTGGCGAAGGTTTAAACTTAACGTCAGGCTTCTTAGAAGAGACTACAATTGATTTTAAGACCAAGAGGACAGATAAACTACCTATGATGCAAGATAGAACCTTAACTGCATTAGAGACTGTTGCATATATTAAAGACAATCAGAATCCTCAAGATCAGTTCTTAACGCCTAGTGACTTAGAAGGATTTGTAAAGAACAAAGCTGGGGATAGTATAAATGCCAATAATATTGGCAAACATTTAGATGCTTTAAAAGAAAAAGGACAGGTGTTTAAGCATGATAAATTTGGTTGGCAACACATTAAATTCAAAAATAGACAGCCAAACTTTGAGGATGAGTTCTAATGAGAAGGAAGTTTGAAGGAAGTTTGGTAGGAAGTTTTGAAGGAAGTTTTGGTCAAATATCAACAATTATGAAGGAAGGAAGGGAAGGAAGTATGTAATACTTCCCTTACTTCCCTTCTAAATGATAAGGAAGTTTATGAAAATATATTTAGATGAAACATTAAAGGATAGATTAAAAGAATTAAGAACTTATGAGAATGAGACTTATGTTAAGTGGGGTAACCGTAAACGCATCTTCAAAATGATAGGCGTTCCATTTGAGATCAAGTTTTGTAGAGCAGAGCAAATGTTAAAAGATTCTATGATTAATGATTCTAAACAAAAGCAACTATCAATGGTTGAAATGATGTTAAGAGCTTATGAGCAGTTAAACATCAAATGTGAGGAAAGTGGTTATATACAAATACAACCTAATGCCAAGTGTTTTAACTTTGATAATAAAACAGCACTGGTTTGTGATACTGATTCTGACAAACCTGTATTAGAAAAAATACATAAGGATGAGAAGGACATAATGATATTTAGTATTGAGGAATTGTTTAGATGTATTCCTAGTGATTTTATCAGAGCTAAAGAACTACTAAGCAAATTAGATAAGTCAGTGAATATACAGAAGGTTGATTACAAATGAGTAGACCTAAATATGAGTCAACAAAAGATTTAGAAAATGAAAAATATATAGCAAATATTTTTGAAAAAATTTGGAATTGTAAGTTCATAAAGTTAAATCCCACAAAGTGGATTGTAGATTTTTTAATACAAAAAGATAACAACTATAGCTGGTGTGAGGTTAAGAGATTTAATCACAATTTTGGAAAATATGTTTTTATGATTTCATATAAAAAAATAGAAGCTGCAAAAATTTTAAGCGAAACATCAGGCTGTAAATTTATAATTATTTTTAATTGTAATGATTGTGTTTGTTATCATGTTTGGGATTTCAAAAAGCAATATAAGTTTGAATATGGTGGTAGAACCATGACCACAAGAGACTCTATGGATATAGAGCCTGTTTTCAGAATTAACCCAAGCGATTTTATAAGGATAGACAAGCATGAGTAAGTGGCATGGTGGCAAAGGCTCTAAGCGTAGAAAAGAAGATAAGAAAAAGATTGATGCCAATTGGGATTTAATATTTAACAAAAAGAAAAAGGATAAAAAAGATGGCGATAAAACTAAGACCTAGTGCTGTTGTTAAAGATAGAGCAACAGGTAAGACAAAAACAGAACACTACTATCTAAAGAGTATGACAGTACAAGAACTAAATGATTACATTGAATCGCCTAGCTCTAAGAAAAAGGTCATACAAAAATGTAAGAATGAACTAATTAGGAGAAGCAAATGAATGACCCAGTAAACCATCCACCACATTACAACAATGGTGGTATTGAATGTATTGACTACATTAAACAACAATTAGGGAGCAACTTCCCTGCATATCTTGAGGGTAATGCTATTAAGTATCTGCATAGGCATAAGTACAAAGATGCTAACATTCAGGACTTAGAGAAGAGTATTTGGTATATTAATAAATTAAAAGAACATTATGAGAACCTATGAAGATAGATAAACAAAAGCTAAAAGAAAAGATTAAGCAGGGTAAGTCTAGCCATGACATAGCTATGTCTTATGATGTGCACCCATCAACGATCAGAAGAAAAGCTAAAGAGCTTGGACTGAAGTTTGAAACACAATCATGCTGGAGAAAGAAATGAATGTAGATATACAAACCAATATCAAAGAAGTAACTAAACATCTAACCTTAGTACAAAAGAAGCAAATACCTTTTGCAGCAGCTCAAGCATTAAATGATACAGCCTTTGGACTAAAGAAGGCTATGAGTAGCAAGGCTGATAAAACATTTGAGGGTGGTGCTACATCATTTACCAAGAGAGGATTCCAAGTACAGAAGGCAGACAAGAGAGACTTGGTTGCTGAGTTATTCATAGAAAAGAGAAGAGCTGAGTATATGAAAAAAGAAATAGAAGGTGGTATAAGAAAACCTAAGAAGAACGCTATAACAATTGCTAATGATAAGAACTATCAAGGAGCACTGACTAAGGCTGGCAACATAAGACCAACAACTATAAATAGATATAAGAATCAAAGTGATAAATATTTTTTTGGTAAACCTAAGGGTATAGCATCAGCTAAAGAAGGTATATGGGAAAGATATGGCAGAGCTGCAACAGGCACTACAAGTGGAGCAAAGATAAGGCAGGTTGCCTTATTTACAAAGAGAGGTCTTTATAAACCATTGTTTCCATTCTATACATTTGGAGAGAGGGTTGTAACTTCTCCCAAGTCAGGATTCAAGAGAAAATTTGAGAAAAGATTGAGGGTAGCCTTGAGGTACGCCAAATGATAGGTTCTTCTAGGCTTCCTACTATGGGTAATTGGCGAC